ACCTGTACTCATTCTCAAACTACAACAGTAGCGGTATTTAATGCAACTCCTCACGGAGCAGCAGGAGCTTTAGATGTAGAAAACTGTAAGTACTTTAGAATCAGCAATTTAAGTTCAGATCAAGATATGATAGTTGCTTTTGTAACTTCAGGAGCTAACTACCAAGTAACTGTAAGAGCAGGTGGTTCTCACGTTTTATATCAAGCAGAAGATGCTGTTATAGGTGAGGAAGATGCAACACCTGCATTTAGTGGTTTAGCAGATGTAGTAACAGTTCAAGTTAGACCTTCAGCTACAACTGATGTACAAGTAGAAGTGTTTGCAGGACTAGTATAATGGCAAAGTTTGAATACAATCATTTAAAAAACTACCTAAAAAGCTGGGGTCAAGAGGTTGTAAATAGTGCAAAGGAAAATTTACGACAGGCAGGTAAAGGAGGTGGGGATTTAGAAAACTCTATAACATCAAAGGTTTATGATTTAGGGGATGATTGGGTAGTTGAATTTTCAATGGCAGACTATGGTACATTTGTAGACAAAGGAGTAAAAGGAGCAGGAGGTACAATAAAATCTGGAAAGCATGCAGGAACTTGGGGTGGTCGTAGGTGGTTTATGACTTATAAAGACAGAAGACAAGATGCGCCTTATCAGTTTGGAACAGGTAGTGGTAGTAAAGGCGGTATGACAAAAGGGATAGAAGCTTTTGTTAAAAAGAAAGGTTTACAACCAAAAGCAGGAGGTACGATAAAAGGTCTTCAAATAGCAATCATGAAGGTATTATGGGTTAAAGGTATTCACGGCATATCGTTTTTCCAAAAGTCTTTAATGCACGGTTTAGCAGAGTGGGAACTAGATGTAGCTCCAGAAGTAAAACAAGATATAATAGATAATTTAATAACTCTTCCTAATATAGAAAGAGCATAAAAAAATAAAAATGGCAAATCAAGCATCAATAATAGAACAACATCCTCTATACGGCATTATACCTGTCGGACAAGAGATAGTATTTGTGGTGTCTAACGATACTGCGGTTGCTAACGAAACACAAGTTAAATTTGTAGCACAAGTCCATATTAGTACACAACCACCTAACTTATCATCTACGGCAGGTATTATAGGTACATTTAAAACAACGCCTAATAATGCAGGTGTTGGAATATTTGATTTTAGAAGTATATTAGAATCCTATGTAGACGCAGAGAATATGGCCGTAAACAATAGCTCTTATAAAGGAACAACGACCTCATCTACTGCAAGACATCCAATACATTTAATAGATAAGTTCTCAAAGAATGATAATACTATAAGATACATGGCAATACAATTTAAGGTAGAATATTTAGGTGCAGATTCAACTCAGCCTAATGTTGTTACTGCTGATCCTGTTACTGCCGAAAACTCAAGTACCTTTAAAATATTTAACGGTTATTTAAAACATAGTGACATATTAAACTCAGAGCTTAACTCAAATAACTTTGGCTTTGATTTAGAAGACTTTAAGCCTGTTGCTACATTTCCTACTGTAAACACTAGAAAATTTCTTACTAATGCTCCTACTACTTTATATGCTAATATAGAAGACTACGGAACATTTGCATTTTTACAAACATCAGGAACTTTAGCTACTAATGTTACACAAATAGAGTTTAAGTATTATGATTCTGACGGCTCAGCTTTAGGGTCTGAAATTGTTACTAAGAATTTTACCAATGGTGCTTATGATGCTTATAGTGCGGAATCAAAAAAACAGATACTTTATGTAGGGTGCTATCCTGCTAATTTGAGAAATTGGTCTAGTACTTTTCAAGCCTTGGTAACCGCAGGAACAATACAAGGAGGTTACTACACGGTAGCATTAGAGAATGGAAGTGCTTTAGCTACAACTGCTCTTTATACAATTAATGTAAATTGCCCAGATCAAAGACAGTATGAAAGTATTAGACTATGTTGGTTAAATCAATGGGGTGCTTGGGATTACTATACATTTACTAAGAAGTCAACAAGAAGTATATCTACGCAAGAATCTACATACACTCAACTTGCAGGAAATTGGAATGAGAGGGTATATAACACGGATAGTTTTAGAGGTGGTAAAAAAACATTTAGAAGAAACGCAACAGAGAGAATAAGAATTAACACTAATTATGTGAGTGAAAGCGAGAATGTAATGTTTGAAGAACTTATAAATAGCCCAGAGGTTTATTTGTTAGAGGGCTTTCAGACAGACATAAACTACTCATTATTAACTAATTATGTAAAACCTGTCACGGTTACAACTTCTAACTTTACAAGAAGGACAGTAGCAAATGACAGATTACTTCAATATACTTTTGAAATAGAAAAAAGCAAAACATTAAGAACACAAACAGTTTAATATGAGTGTACAACTTATAGTATATCCGCAGTATTTTGACGGTGCAAATTCGTTAAACTCTATATTTGTAAATGAGTATTTAGTAGACGGTCTTGGCTTTGTAACTGTTGACGGCTCTAGCTCAACATTAAGTGTATCAGGAACTTTACCAGATGCTTTTGTTACGGCTAATAGTTTTAGTGTCAACACTTGGTATAGGTTTAGTGCAACGACAGGATTTGTGGCAGAAACATCAGGATCTATATCTTTACTTAGCGGAACAGGTATTTTACAAAGACTATCTAATTTATCAGTAGGAGCTATATATGAGGTAACGATTGATGTACAAGCAAATACAGGGGCTATAAAAGTTTATAGATACAACGGCAATACTTTTATCTCACCTATGCAAAGCGTTACAGGAACAGGAACACAAACAATACAATTTGTTGCTACTTCTACTAGTGAAACTATTGTTTTTTACAGCACAACTTCGGTTATTATTATAGATAGTATCTCTATAAAAAGCACGACAGTAACTCCAAGCCAAGTACTTAATCAAATAGGAAACGGTCAAGTAATTGTAGATTTATACGAGGATGAAGACATACCATTAACCCTAAGTGTAGATGAGTTTAAAAATGTAGCAGAGAAGGTACAAAGTTACTCTAAAGCGTTTAAGCTGCCAGCTACTAAAAGAAACAATAAAATATTTGATAATATCTTTGATATAACAAGAACTACAACAGGAATAGTATCACAATTTAATCCTTATGTAAAAACACAATGTGAGTTAAAGCAAGACGGTTTTATTTTGTTTGAAGGCTATTTAAGACTAATAGATGTTTCTGATATAAATGGAGAGATAAGTTATAATGTAAACTTATACTCAGAATCTATTGCATTGGCAGATTTTTTAAAGGAGAGAAAGTTTAGTGATTTAGACTTTAGTGAGTTGGCACACACTTACAATAAAACATCTATTAAGAATAGTTGGGATAATAACACAGGCTTACCTTTGGCTAACTCTTTAGCTTCAACTGCTAGTTATGCTTATAGCCCTGTTATTGGGAACTTAACTCATACTAATGTTTTAAAATACCCCTTTGTAGATTGGCAGCACGATATTCTCTTGTCTAATGGTACTAATGGTATTGCCGATAACCCAGAGCTATCTAGTTTGAACCAGGTGTTTAGACCTTGGATTCAATTAAAATATATAATAGACAGAATATTTGAAGGCACGCCTTTTACCTATACAAGTGAGTTCTTAGAGAGTGCAGAATTTGCTAAATTGTTTATGGACTTTAATTGGGGGTCTGGTGAGCTGCCAGCTTTTATAACCTCAACTGACGGCTCAGCTCTTTCTTATGGAACAGGAGTGTGGGTATATGAACTAGGAGGAGCTTTTGCTCCTACGGTTAATGCAGGCACATCTTTTACATCTTTAGTGTTACAGGATAATGGTATAGGAATGCAACAACTCCCTACGGACTACAACATTAGTACCCATACATTAACTGCTCCAGCAAATGGTTTAATTTGTGCAATATCAGGATATTGGTATGTGGAAAATACTTCTGGATCAGATCGTGTGGTAGATTTTCGCTGGGTTAAAAATGAGGGTACGGCCTCAGAGACAGTTCTTGTTGCAAACACCTATACTGTTTATGCTGGAGATTTTGAGTTCTGGTATTTTAGTTATAATGAAACTTTACTGTCAGGAGAAACATTAAAGGCGCAATTCAAAAGAGACGGTGGTAGTGCTGGAGATATAAGGCAAAGACAAAATGGTCAAATTATTACTGCCTCTGTATTGTTTAATATTTCTTCTGCCTCAGTAACTACTAGTCAATTATTACAAACACTTAGAGGAGACCTTGGTCAGTTTGAGTTTATAAAAGGTATTTTAACTATGTTTAATTTAGTTACTATACCTGACAAACAAAACAATAACAACATACTTATAGAGCCTTATGCGGATGTATTTATAAAAAACACAAATAGTGGTAATATAAACGAATTAAATTTGGCGGATAGAGGTATTGCTTATGATTGGACTAAAAAGATAGACATTGAAGAGATTAAACTACAACCCCTAACAGATTTAAAAAAGAATACCAAGTTTAAATATGCAGAAGATGATGATGACTATACATTTAAGTTGTATAGAACTAGTACACAGTCGCCTTCAAATGAGATCGGTCATTTATACGGAAGTTTGCATTATGACGCTAGTGGGTTTACAATACTAGAGGGAGAAGAAGAAATAAGTGCAGAGCCTTTTGCTGCTACAATTCCAAAACCTTTATTTGATCAATTTAATGACTTTGTTGTTCCTGCAATATTTACTGCTAATGATGAAGCAACCGAGTTTACGGCTTTTGATAATGCTCCTCGTATTATGTATAACAACGGAGCAAAGACTTTAGCAAACGGTGTAAAGTATTATATTCCAGATCAGAACGGTCTATCATCTGAAAACCAAGCAGAATTTTTACAGTTTAGTCATTTAACAGAAGTTCCTGCATTAACAAATAACTCCCCAGGAGCTGCACTACCCCAAGACTATAACTTTGGTCCTTGTCAGTTTTTTGACGGAGTTGGAACTGCACCTGCTGAAAACCTATTTACTCTTTATTGGCTGCCTTATTTTAGCGAACTATATAATCCAGACACTAGGATTATGTCATTAAAGGTAAAGCTAACTGCTTCCGATATATCTAATTTTGATATGTACGATACAGTATTTATTAAAAACAGACAATTTAGAGTAAACAAAATAGACTACAATCCAAATGATTTATCAACTGTTGAATTTATATTAATACCATAATGGCAAAAGCAACCATACCATATCTAAAAGGGTTTGAAGTAAAACCTCGTTTAATAAGCTCTTCTGGTACAGTTATTTTCACTGACGGAGTTATTTTATTACAACCTAATCAATCTCAATGCGAAGCTTACGGATATACTTACGACAAGGCCTCAGGTGCTTGTATTGCTTTTCCTTTTAACCCTACCCTAAACACTAATATAAGTAACACTAACAACACTATAAAAGGCCCTAGAAATGTTACAGGAACAGGAACGAATAACACTCAAATATTTGGAGAAGAAAATAATGTAAAAGGATTGTCTCGTAATAATATTGTTGCTGGTAATAAGAATGAGATTGTAAGTGGAGTGAATAACGCATTTGTGTATGGTACACTAGCAGAAGCTAGAAACAATAATAGTATAGTATTAGGGGGTAATGCAGCAGGAGATATTTTAGGAGAAAGACAAAGCTTTACGCTTATGTATGGGTGTCAAACAACAAACAACAGTACGGTAGATAGTTTTTTAAATAACACTACTGACAGTTATTTTATTCCAGAAGATAATGCGGTATATTATTTTCAATCAGAAACATTAGCAGTTAGAGTAGCAGGATCAAGTGGATCAGGAGCAGTAGGAGATTTTAAATCTTGGGTTGAAAGAGGAGTGGTTAAGAATGCAGCAGGAACATTAAGTATAGACAGGTCACGAACAAGTCCAGCCGATAGCGGAACAACTAGTGGTTGGTCGCCTATAAATGCAGTAAGTGGATCTAACTTTAGACAAACAGTAAAGGGTGCAACAAACATGACGATAGAATGGGTTAGTACCATTAGAATTATGCAAATTAAAACAAGTGTAACACTATCATAAATAAAGATATATGGCAGATATAGTAGTAGAAGCAGAAGTAAAATCAAATATAGGTCAATTAAATAGAGACTTAGAAAAAACTAGTAACGAAACAGTAAAAGTAAAAGATGCTTTTGGTGCGGCAGGTGGGGCTATTAGAGCAACGCAAGGTGCTATGAAGTTATTAGGGTCGGAGAGTGAGGCGGTTGAAAGTGCAGTTTTAAATGTACAGACTGCTATGTCTTTAGGTCAAGGCTTGCAGAGTTTAATAGCACAAAAAAAGGCTATAACAAGTATTCTAGGTTTAATGGGCAAGTGGACGGGGGCTACAAAGGTCTTATCAGTAGCTACAAAAGCATTCAATGTAATTATGAAGGCAAACCCTGTGGGTGCTATTGTTGCTGGTGTTACGGCTTTAATTGCAGCAGGTACGGCTATGCTAACCATTTTTAAAGACAATAAAGATCAGGTCAAAGAGATAGATACTGCTTTTGATGATTTAGGTTTTAAAATGGATCTGATTAACACTAAAGCAGCAGGAATGCAAATTGGTTTTAACGACAATAAAAGAATTATAGAAGACACATCTAAAAGCGAAAAAGAGAGATTAGATGCTTTAGCCGAAAACACGAAAAACCAACTAGGTTTAGACGAAGAATCTTTAGCTAACCTAGCAGAAGAACAAGAAAGGCTACGGGTCTTAATAGTAGATACAAAAAGCTGGCAAGCTGCTGAAAAGAAAAGGTATAAAGACGGGGCAAACAATCAGGAGGGGGTTAAAATGGCTACTAATCGTTTAAAAAAGGCAAATGAAGATTACCAAAAAGTATTACAAGATATATCTGGCTTACAAACTCAGATGCACGAAAGGGCGGTGGGAGCAGAGAAAGCAGAGGGTGTAATTAAAAGTCACAATGTTAACAAAGAAAAGGCTGACGTACAGGAGGTGGCAGACAGAAGAAAGAGGGCGTATGAACAAAGGATTAATGCTGAAAAAAATCTACAAAAACAAATAGAAAAACTAGAAGATCAGTTTTTGTTAAATAGTATAGAAGATGAAGAGATTAGGGCAAAAAAGTCATTAGAGATAAAAGCAGAGAATGCTAGAGAGGACATAAGAAATAGTAAGGCTAGTCAAAAGTTTAAAGATGAGGCATTATTAGCTTTAAATAATAAATATCAACAAGACTTAGAAATATTAGAGCAGGGCTTTCAAGATAAAAAAGACAAAGAAAAAGAAGATAAGGAGAAAGCTGCAAATGAAGCACTAACGGAATTAAAAAAAGAAAATTTAATAGCTCAAGAAGAGTCATTAGCAGAAACAGAGTTAGAGCTAGAATTACAAAGATTAGAAAGACAAAAAAAAGCAGAAGATGACCAATTAAAACAACATGAAAACTATTTAGAGTTAAAAGGAGAGCTAGATAAAAAATATACTAGACTATCTGAGCAGCTAGTAGATCAAGATGTGGCAAACAGGAAAGAGGCTGACAGAGAGATAATTGGAGCTGCTATGGATGCTAGTTCTACATTAATGAAACAAGCCTCAGAGTTTGCAGGAGAAAATAAAGAGTTAGCGGCAGGTGCAGCTATTATAGACACTTATGCGGCAGTAGCAGGTGCGCTTAGAGAAGGTAAGGGTACACCACTTAGTTATTTAATGGCTGCTAGTGTTGCTCTTGCAGGTTTTAAAGCGGTACAATCTATATATGATACACCTGTTGGAGACGGTGGAGGGGGAGGGTCAGCTCCTGATGCTGGTACGCCAGCACCTCAAATGCAACAAGGAGCATTTACTTTAAGTGGAGGGCAAGAGCCTGATCCTGTAAAAGCCTTTGTAGTAACAGATGAGATGACTAACAGTCAAAATCAGTTAGCTAACATAAGAAGAAGAGCAACAATTTAAAAATCAAATATATTAACTTAAAATCTATTATATAATATGCCTTGTGAAAAATGCGAAAACGGAAAATATAAGTGGGGTAAGACAGGAAGCTGCGAGTATGACTCAATAGAAGAATGTGAAGCCGCAAATAAAGACTACTACGAGAATCTAAAAACTACTCGTATAGTAGAGCTAGTAATTGAAGACGATAACCAAGAGTTAGCTATTGATGCTATATCTTTGGTAAACAGTCCAGCAATAGAACAAGATTTTGTTTATTTTGGAAAAGATAAAAATAATCTTACCTTTGCTAAAGTGGATGAAGAAAAAAGAATGTTAGTAAGCCCTGCGCTTATACCTAACAAACAAATATTTAGGTATGATCCTAATACAGATAATGAATATTATGTTTACTTCAGTCCAGATACCGTAAGAAAAGCTAGTGAGTTATACTTAAAACATAACAACCACCATAAAGCTACATACGAACACCAAGACCGTGTAAGCGGCGTTTTAACGGTTGAGTCTTGGGTAAAAGAAGGAGATCAAGATAAGTCTAAGCTATACGGATATGACCTGCCTAATGGCACTTGGTTTGTAAAGATGAAGATAACTAATGAAGATCTTTGGTCTAAGATTAAGGACGGAGAATTAAAAGGTTTAAGTATAGAGGGGTATTTTGCTGACAAGTTTGAGGCTATGCAACAAAAGAAATTTAGCACTCAAGAAATTCTTATAGCTTTAGCAGAAATCCTAAATCCAGATTTAGAGAAAATAGCAGAAGAGCTATCTAAGTCTAAAAAATTAGAAGCATACCCTTGGGATGAGTGTATAGCAGATCAAACTAAAAGATATGGTAAAGAGGCTGCTCCTAAGATTTGCGGATATATTAAAGAAAAGTACGGATAATAAAAACTAATAAAATGAGCAAAAAAGAAAAAATACTAGCAAAATTAAGTGAACAAAGAAAAGGTCTTAAAAAAATGAATTTATCAATGGTTGGAGATTTGCAATCTGCTATTGAAAGAATGAAGTCTTATGACTTAGAGGACTCTTATAGTGTTGCTTTTACTGAATATGAGTATGCTTTAGGTTTAATGGAAGAGGCTAAGAGAGCTGCGGATAAATATGTTTCAGATTATGATAATTTAGAAAGAGACTTAGATAATCAATTTGAAGCATACCAAGAAGCTTCTCGTTTATATGAAGAAATAACTACTCAACTAGATAGTTTAGGAGTAGAAGAAAGCCCAGAAATAAGTCAGTATGGACAAGATTTAGCAGAGGGAGAGGCAATAGGGCAAGAATCTTTTAACAGAACACAAAGCGACTTCGGAGATCATAACGATTTAGTAGATCTAATAGGAGGTCAATAATACAAAAATCAAATAAACTTAATATAAATCTATTTAATAAAAAAAGACCTATGGACATTAAAGAACAAATCATGAAATCTCTAGGATTAAGCAAAGCCTTAAAATTAGAGTGGCAAGCAAAGTCTGAGGACGGTACGATTTTTGTTTCTACGGCTGAAGAACTAGCTGGAGGAGTAGATATATCTGTACTTACTGAAGACGGAACAACTATACCTTTACCAATCGGTACTTATAAAACAGATACAGGCGTTACTTTTCGTGTAGAAGAGGAGGGTGTTGTAGCTGAGGTTATGGAGACTGAGACTGAGGAAGTAGTTACAGAAGAAGCTATGGAAGAAGAAAGCCCTGCTGAGAAAGCAGATTGGGCTAAGTCTTACGAAGAGCTAAAAGACAAAGTAGATAACTTAGAAGATGCTATCGCTGACATTAAAGCTAAAATGGGCGAAGGTGCAAGCGAAGAAGTTGAAATGGCTGACGAAGAAGCAACTGAAGAGGTTGTAACTGAAGTAGTAGAAACTGTTGAGGAAGCGGTTGAAGAAATAGCGGCTGCTATTGATGACGCTACTCCAGCAGAGGTAACTCCAGAACTAGCAGCTAAAGCGGCTGAGGTTGCAGTAGAAGTAATGCAAGAGAAAGCTGAAGAAGTAGCTGAAGACTCTGAGGGTACTGATATGAAGAAGCCTGAGAAAAAGTCTTATAAGAAAAAGATGTCTCGTTTAGAGAAGCAAAACAAAGAGCTTAGAGAGAAGTTAAGATCTAAGCCAGCAGACAGTCCTTTAAGCGTTAGTAAGTTTAACTCTAACAGACCTGCTTTAACAAGAAAAGAATTAAATAAATTGTCAAAAAGAGAAAAGTTTTTGTACAATCTAGGAAAATAAATATTAACAATAAATAAATAAATAAAAATGGCGTTTACTACAACATCAAACTTTGCAGGGAAAGCGGCTGGATTTTATATCAGTGCTGCCCTAAAAGAAGCAACATCATTGGACTATTTAACAATGATAGAAAACATTAAATTTAAGTCTAACATTCAGAGAATGGCAGGATCAGGAGTAGTTGCAGATGCAACTTGCGACTTTACAGATGCAGGTACATTAGCACTTACTGAGAAAGTTCTTGAGCCTAAAAATCTACAAATTAACTTAGACCTTTGTAAGTCTACATTATTAGATTCTTGGGAAGCTCTACAAATGAGAGCAGGAGCAGGTGCTCCACCACCAGCATCTTTTGATGACTATGTTATCTCTTACATGGGAGAAATCATAGCTCAAGCAACAGAAGAGAGCATATGGGAAGGAACTGCGGTAGCAGGTAAATTCAACGGATTCTTAGGAGCAGTAACAGGTTACTTATTACCAGGTGTTGATGCAACTGTTATCCAATCTTCAGCTTCAGGTGCTTACACGGCTGCAAACATTATAGCTAACCTACAAACTTTAACTGCTGATATGGCAGCTAATGTTTCTCCGATTTTAAGAAAAGAAGATTTACATATTTACATGAATCCTAAGACTTACGCATTCTATGTGTCAGCAGTATCTACATTAGGATATGTAAATGCATACAACATGAACGGTGATTATGAGCCTGTATTTGAAGGTTACAAAATTGCAGTTTGTCCAGGTATGGCAGATAACCAATTAGTAGCAGGTGAGAAGTCTAATTTGTTCTTTGGAACAGATCTACTTTCAGATGCTACAAGAATAACTTTAATGGATATGGCTCAATTAGACGGCTCAGATAACATGAGACTAGTAGCTAGATATTCTGCTGGAGTTCAAACAGGAGTTGGAGCTGACATAGTAAGACAATCATAATAAACTAAATTAATAGAAGTGGGTGCTTCGGCACTCACTCCTTTAACCTTAAAACATAAAATAATATGGCTTGTACGGCATTAACAAAAGGTAGAGGACTTGACTGTAATAGAATTGCAGGAGGTGTTAAGAATGTTTATTTTTCAGTTTACTCAGACTTCGGAGATACAGATTGGGCTTATGACGGAACTAACGCACAAGAAATTGACACTATTGATTGGAACAGTAAAAGTATTTATAAGTATGTTATGCCTCTTGGTGTAGCATCTATAACAGATACTATTACAGGATCAACAGAAAATGGTACAATTTTTTATACTCCTACGGTAAATATAATGTTAAACAAATTAACAAAAGAAGACCAAAACCAAATTAGACTTTTAGGACAGACTAAAGTAAGAATATTAGTAGAGCTTAATGCAAAACTAGCTTCAGGACATGATGCTATTTTAGCTATGGGCTTTGAAAACGGAATGGATCTAAACACAGGCTCGGCTGACTCAGGAGCTGCATTTGGAGATAGAAACGGTTACACTTTAACCTTTACAGGTATGGAGTCAAGACCAATGGCGTTTTTAGAAGACTATACTACTTCTATTTTTGATAACTCAGGATTTACGAACAAAGGAACACCATTTGTTGTTTCTACATAATTTAATTAGTAGTTTTCATATATGTTAAAGAAGAGTGGCTTAATTGTCACTCTTTTTTTATATTAGCAAATAAAAAGACAGTTTTTCTATTATATAGTATGATACAAGCAGTAACGGAGACTGATTTAACTACATATTTACAAACTGAGGACAACAGAATAGATACAACTGTCGGATCTGACATGATAAGATATTTGGTTAAATTCACAAACGACATGGATAAATCAGTACAGTATGCCTATTCTAATGTTCATTTAGTTTATGATAGATATACTAAACTTTCTTTTACTTATAATGCTACTGCTGATGTTTACGAGGGTAAGGTAAATTTTAAACCTTCAGGATATTATCAGTATGAGGTTTTTGAAGTGAGTTGGCCTTCTGGTGGTGCGGTTGCAATTAGTGTAGGTAATGCACCTGTAAACGAAGATGATGTTTTGCCTGTTGCTCCGACACATGGTGTAGTGCAAGGGCTTGTAACAAAAGGACAAATGTATGTCGCAGATAAATCTGGTACTGCTCAGGTAAGATACAATCAGTACCCAGAAACAAGCGGAACAAATTATATATATTACGGACAATAAATAAAAAATTATGGCAATAGAAAATGTACAACAATTATTAACTGAGCAACTAGGTAAAAATAGATGTGATGTTATAGGAACAACAGCTATGACTAGTAAAAAGTATTATGCAATACACTTCCCTGTGGAGAGTGTTATAGCTTCAATAACGGCTACTAATGCAACAACAGTAACAGGTAGTGCAATAGCTAACTTACACACAACAGTACCAGCAGGTACTACTTTGTTTTTACAAGTAACTGCAATTACCCTTACAAGCGGTGTAGGTATTTGCTACTATGAAGACCCTGAATAATGTTAGCGCTTAAACAAGGACAAAGCTTAACTTCTAGCGCACCTACTCGGTGGCTACCTTCTTATGAATCAAGGTGTGATCTTTGGCTGAGAAAAGCAACTGCCCAAACATATGCAGACGGTAATGTTTCTAAATGGACTGATGTGTCTGGATCATTAACTACATATGAGTTTGCACAAAACACTATATCAGAGCAACCTGAATTTATAGGAACTGACGGATCAGTAAAATTCGTAGCTTCTACAACTGATAACTTATTGTCTGCTACACAACTTTCTTTAACAGGTGTATTTACTATTGGTATTCGTATTTATATTGATGCAATAGGTGGTATTATATTAGGAGATAATAATACGGCAGGAGAGTTTATAAAAATATTTTCAAGCAATAAGATTAGAATTAGAATAGATAACGCAACTGCGGTAGATCTACAATTAGATAGTGGGGTGTTAAATGGTGCTTGGGCTAATTTAATACTAACCAGAGATAGTTCTAATGTAATTACTTTGCATTGGAACGGTGTTGCACAGGCAGATACAGAAACCTTATCAGGAACGGCAGATATTGATGCAATAGGAGTTAGGTCTACTGACTTAAATCCTCTGGATGCTTCTATAAAAGAAATACAAATATTTTCAGCTACAAATGCAGGCTTAACAGCGAGAGTAAATACAAGGCTATCAAGTCTATAAAATAAAAAAATATGAATGATAAAATTTTATCTGTAAATCTAGAAACCCAAACTGCACCAACAGTACAGGAGGTGAGAGGTAAAGACTATATAGAGTATGGTACTGATGATTGGAGAAACCTCTATCCGCAGTTTCTTATTGATCTTTACTATAACTCTTCAACACACGCAGCAGTGATTAACTCTACGGCAGAGATGATAGCAGGGGAAGATATAGTTATAGAGGCAGACGAAGACGAAAATTTAGACATATATGTTAAGCTAAAGAAATTTTTTAGACACGCTAACGGTAAAGAAACATTACACCAAATAATAAAAAAACTAGCTTTTGATTTTAAACTACAAGGTGCTTACGCTATTCATATTATATGGAATCAGGAGAAAACAGAGATAGCAGAGATTTACCATGTACCTGTGGAAAGGGTAAGAGCAGGAAGACCAAATGAATTTGGCAAAGTAGACACTTACTATATTAGTGCAGATTGGTCTAATACAAGAATCCATAAGCCTTATCCTATTGCAGCTTTTAACACTAAAGACAGAACATCACCTAGTCAATTACTATACACAGGATCGTACAGTCCTAACATGGATATATACCATACTCCTGACTACTTAGCAGGTTGTAATTGGGCTTTGGTAGATCAAAAGGTAGCTGAGTTTCACCTTAACAATATAGAGAATGGTTTTAGTGGATCGTATTTTATTTCTTTTGCAAACGGAATACCAACACAAGAAGAGAGACACCAAATAGAGAGAAGCCTTGTAGATAAGTTTACAGGAGCTAAAAACTCTGGTAAGTTTATTTTAACATTCTCAGATGACAAAACAAGAACACCAGAAATAACACCAATAAGCGTAAGTGATGCTGACAAACAATACTTAGCACTACAAGAACTATTAGTACAAAACATCCTCACAGCTCATAGGGTGACTTCTAAGACACTTATGGGTATTGATAGTACTAATGGCTTCTCAAGCAATACAGACGAGCTTATAAACGCTGCAAACTTTTATGTGCAAACTGTTGTTAGACCATTCCAATTAAACTTATTAGACACTTTACAGACTATATTCTCTGTAAATAATATGGATTTAGAAGTAGGGTTTATACAATTAAAACCAATCACAGTACAATTTGACTCTAAAACGGTTAGAGAGGTTATGACACAAAACGAAATTAGAGAAGATTTAGGCTTACCAGCATTAGACGAAGAAGAAACGGTAGAGGAAAAATCTACTTTTAGTGAAGTTGGAATGGTAGACGGAAAACCTGTTTTTAGTACAATAGAAGAGGCTGAGGCTCACGCAAAAACTTTGGGGTGCGAGGGGTACCATGAACACGAATATAACGGTAAAACGGCTTATATGGCCTGTAAAGACCATTCTAGCGCAACTGAGCTAAGCAGCTTTATTGAAGAGTTTGGAGAAGATATAGATGAAGAGTGGGAGCTTATAGATGAGGAGGTGGTACATGGAGAACACCAAGATTTTAATTTTGAAGAAGAATTAAATATATTGGCTAATGATAGAATAGAGCTGGCTTCTTCAGGAATGGCATACCCAAACGCTAGAAGTGAGCAAGACGGAGTAAATGAAAGTTATAGTGATTTTTACAAGGTTAGATATGTTTATACTGAAGACACTAGTTTGGTAAATAAAACAGGTCAAGAAAGACCTTTTTGTAAGACTATGATAAATGCAGGAAAGACTTACCGTAAAGAAGATATTTTAAGAATGACTGATCGTACTGTAAATGACTATTACTATTCTGAAAGACAGTCAAGAAATATAGGCTGGGGGCCTGACGGAGATTTACGATATTCAGTATGGCTATACAAGGGAGGAGGAAACTGTCAACATTATTGGAATCGTTTAATTTATAAAACATCTTTAAGAAACGCTAAGGCTGACATAAACGATAGTCAAATAATAAGTGAGGCTAAGGCTAGATCAGAGGGCTTTACGGCAGAGATGAATGATGACCTAGTAGCAACTGCTCCTAAAAACATGATTAATAACGGATTTTTAACACCAAGATAATATGGCATATGTTTTATTTATATCAGAGGCAAAGCTAAAAGATAGCACGGCTATTAACTTAAATGTAGATACCAATCTATTATTGCCTTATGTACGACAAGCTCAAAAGCTTTATGTAGAGCCAAAGTTAGGTAGTAAGCTTTTTGAAAAACTAAAAACACTTATAACTAATAACACTATTGGTAATGTAGGTAATGAGGCTTATAAGACTTTATTAGACGATTATATAGGAGACATGTTACCAAATTGGGCATTTTATCATGCCGTTCCGTTTTTGCGTTTCAAGATTGAGAATGGTAATATATATTCTAAGACTTCTGAAACAGGCACGGCTTTGAGTACTTCTGAAGCACAACACCTTAGAGAAGAGGTTAGGAATACGGCTGAATATTATACAGAGAGAATGATTAAGTATATAACTAACAATACATCAGATTTTCCAGAATATAGTAATAACTCTGGAGCAGATGTAAATCCAAACACGAACGCTTACTATGCTGGAATGAATTTAGAAAGACCAAGAAGACAGGGTAACAAATTAACTCTAAGAGACTTTTTAACTCCAGACTTAACTTAATGAAAAAATTTTACAAGATTAAAACAATTAATATAACTAAGCTTAAATCCTACTTGGACAAGCTAAAAACCAAAACAAATGAACGAAGTAAAGGACACCATACAAGTAGGAATAGTTAACGGAAGTGCTATTGGCTTTTCATTAGCAGAGGCAAACGAGGTATTAACTCTGGTGTCTTTATGTTTGGCAATAGCTTTTACTATATATAAATTCATAAATTTTGAAAAAAATAAATAAATGGCTCGTAAACCTTCTACAAGCACTTATAAATCTACTAGAAAAAAAAGAAGAGGAGTGCATTCTAAAAACGCAAGTCCAGGACAAAATGCCTACAACAAACCATACAGAGGTCAAGGGCGTTAATCTTCTAATCATTAGAGACACCTTTACTGAAAATTCTACTATTGGTAAATTGTATGTTAACGGAGAAGAGTTTTGTAATACTTTAGAGCTACCATGGAAAGGGAATCAAAGAAGTGTATCATGTATTCCAGCAGGACAATATAAAGTAAGATTAAGATTAGCTAGAGAGTCGGCTACAAGAGACTATTTACATCTATTAGTACAGGATGTATTCAACAGATCATATATCTTATTTCACAGGGGCAATAAGCCCAAACATACTAGGGGTTGTATTCTAGTAGGTCAAACTCGCCAACAGGACTTTGTTGGTAACTCAACACTCGCTATGGATTTATTAATGAAAGAAATAATAAATTTGGGTGGCGAAAATATTAATTTAATAATCAAAAATAATTAACTATGGAATGGAAAGAAATTTTATTAGCAATTTTAGCTATTGCTGAAATTATCGTTAGGTTAACGCCAACAGAGAAAGACAACTCAATCTTAAATAAGATTATGTGGGTTGTAAACAAATTAGTCCCTAACAAAATTAAAAAGTAATGAACAACCGCTTTAGGTTAAAACCTCACGAGATAGCGGCACTTCAACAAATGCGAGAATCCGAGGCTAGGAATGTCCTAGTTATCGGAGACTTGCATGAGCCATTTTGTTTAGACAGTTATTTAGATTTTTGTATAGAACAATATAATAATTATAAGTGTAACCAAGTAATATTTATTGGAGACATCATAGATAATCATTTTTCATCATATCATGAGACAAGTGCAGACGGTATGGGTGGTGCAGACGAGCTAGAGTTAGCAACTAAAAGAATATCTAGGTGGTACAAGACTTTCAATAAAAAAGGAACAAAAGTTATAATCGGAAACCATGACCGTATTATAATGCGTAAGGCTCAAACAAGCGCAATACCTAGTAAATGGATCAAATCTTATAAAGAGGTGTTAGAGGTTCCTAATTGGGATTTTGTAGAAAGACATGAGCAAGATGATGTGCAGTACATACATGGTGAGGGTGGAACTGCTAGAACAAAATGCCGAGCAGATATGATGAATACAGTACAGGGTCATTTACATACACAATGTTATACAGAGCATTATGTGGGTAAAAACTTTAGAGTATTTGGCACACAGGTAGGTTGTGGTATAAATCATAAGTCCTATGCTATGGCATATGCTAAATACGGCAAACGCCCTGCGGTAGGCTGTGCAGTTATTTTAAATAACGGCAAAACTCCTTTAAATTTATTAATGCCTTTATAATGAAAAAAATAATAACCATAATAATTGTATATGCACTTCTAATACTTTCAGCTATATATCTGGCGCATATCTTATTCTTCCTTCTTCTTTTTTTACTAGGTTTACACTAACAGTACTAACTCTTTATTGTTAATAACTTTGTTTATATAATTGTTAATTCAATTTATTTTTTTTACCTTTGCATTAAACAAATTATTAATTAAAATAAAACAAATGGATTTAAAATGTGTAACCTGTTATTTTTATAACAACGGTTTGTATAAAACAATAAGTGAGTTATCTCCTTCTGGCTGGTTTACGGATATTAAAAAAGTAGAGCCTAGCATAAGAATATTCGGAACAAAAGATCAAATAGACCATGCTCTTCACGACTACATGGCACTAACAGGGTTAAACTTAGATGAGCTGTTTGACTTCAAAGAAGAGAGTAAAAAATCATATTTTTATAATAAAGAAATAAATAAGTCTATAAAGGAAAGACTTAAACAATATAAAGAACTATATGAAAAAAATAATAACAAAGCTTTAATAACGACGATATGAAAAAAGAAAAACTAAAAGAAAAGTATCTTAAATATAATTTAACTGCTGATGATGTTTTCAAGCACCAACACTATATAATAATAACAAGAAGTGGAATAGAAAAAATACAAGCTTTAGAAAATATAACTATATATTTTGAGGTGGTAAAATGTGAGCCAAACTTTGCAGGAGTTAAGGCTACTGCTACGAAAGACAAACATACTATTGAAACTTTTGGATCGGCTTTTAAAGGTCAATCATTTAAAGACGGTAATACTAATACTTGGTATGTTTTAGAAATGGCAGAAAAAAGAGCTTTGTCTAGAGCTGTACTTAAACTAACAGGCTTCTATGAGTTAGGTGTGTTTGGAGAAGATGAAGCAGAAGATTTTAAAAAGAAATAGCATAGGTTGTGAAGGGTTTAAACTTACATTTAATACTAACTGAGCAGTTATACTTTGTAAAAGTTACCCCTTCACTTCCTTTTTTTAATAATTAAATAACAAATAAAAATGAAAAATTACAAGGTAAAAGATTTAAAATCAACAGGTTACGACCTAGATGTTCATGGAGATAGATTAAGTGATAAGCTAAAACTATCTAAAAAGTGGTCTAAAGACGGAATAGAAAAATGTAAGTTAGAGGCAGTTGACGGCTACGAATACATTATACTATCCGAAAACTTAGAAGAAATAAAAACAAAGTCTAACAAAAAAACAAAGAAATAATGGAAATAAGAGGAGAATTAATTAAAAAACTAGATGTAGAAACAGGTACAAGTAAGGCTGGTAATGATTGGAAAAAACAGTCAATAGTTTTAAAAACAGATGCAGAGTTTAATAACGAAGTTTGTATTAGTGTTTTTGGAGAAGAGAAAATGAAACAAATGAACAGGTTAGATGTTGGAATGCTTGTTAGTGTTCTGTGTAATGTTTATTCAAGGGAGTATAATGGAAAGTATTACACTAGTTTAGACGGCTACCATTTTTCAGATCAAAGTAATGCAGGAGAAAGGGTTGAAGATGATTTTGTTACTTCTGATAACGATATGCCATTTTAATTATGACAGAAGAAATAAATTTTAAGGCTCTGTGTGATTTAGCTGTTAATGTATGTGATGTACCTAAAGAAGATTTGTTATCTAAAACTAGAAAGAGAAAGATACAATCCGTAAGAGCTGCTTTATCTTATATTGCAATTAATCAAGAGGATATGGATAGGAGTATGGTAGCGAAGGTTTTAAAAAGAGATAGAACTAATACCTATCATTATGAAAGAAACCACAAGAAATATTATAAGTCTTGTGATGTTTATAGAAATATATTTACTAAAATTTATAAGGCTTATAAAGACATTAACGGCTCTAAAGATGTTTTTATTGATAAAGACTATATGAAGTCTTTTTTACTTAAAAACGGCGTAAAAGAAACGATTAAGCCAGATGTTTTATTAGAGGTAAAGAGTGGTAATGTCAAGTGTATTATTAAGACTTCCTACTTTGATTTTTCAAATCAAGTAGAAATTATTAACTTAGCCCTCAAAAATTATCACTTTACTATTAAAATAATTTAATGACCAAACCAAACTACTATGCGGTTATCCCTGCGGATGTAAGATATAGCAAAAAGCTAACGCCTAACGCCAAACTTCTTTACGCAGAGATAACTGCCTTATGTAATTTGAATGGTAAGTGTACAGCATCCACAGAATATTTTTGCAAACTATATGAAGTTAGTAGAGTGTCAATACAAAAATGGCTAAAGACTTTAGAGGATAACAACTATATAAAGCGTGTTAACATATATAAACAGGGTAGTAAAGAAATATTAACAAGGGTGATAACTTTGGTTAACAACCCTC